GAATAAGTTTTCTGGCTTGAGGAGATAGTTGTATATCTGCACCTGTATCCCCCATAACTGTAGACTTTATATCGTCTGGATGTAGGTAAGGAAAGTTTTGAAGAAGTCTATCTCTAACTTCTTGTTGTCCTAACCTACCCTTTGCTTTTGCTGATTTAGTCATGGAATACCTCTGGTACTTTAGGTTCATTAACGACATCAATTAAATACTCAGGTCCATAGGAATATATAAAGGTTCTTACCTTATCCCAACAGTGGTACTTATATTCACAGTAACTACACTGCATACTTAACTTTGTATTAGGACTTGTTTTAGACTGTGGTACAGGGTCAATACGTATCTCTGGTATCTTACCACTCACCATCTCCTTTGTCTCTAACATTTCTTTTTCTTTAGTCTCTAGGTCCTCAGAGAAATCATATACATCCAAACAAATATGTCCATTCTGTTTATCAATAGCGAGAAAAGCTCCATGTGTTTTGTCAGTAACAAGTGGGTCATCTTTCCCTGCATAGACGTAGGAACTAAGTTGTGATATATATCCAAAGGGGTCATCATCTCTAAGCTTTCCTTCCTTAAACTTCTTAAATGCATAACTGCTACAAGACTTAACATCAACTGTCATACCATCTATGACTGCATCTCTGTGTCCTTGTATACCATGCACATTAAGTTTATCCTGCTGTCCTTTAACAGAGTGTCCACTTGCTAGTGCAAGTTGCAGTACTAGTTCTTCAATCATGTCACCATAGAAAAACTTTAATAGGTTGTGAGGTAGTAACTCCTCTCCTTCTCCTGCCTTGTTTATCTTATACCATAGCTTACGTTTACATGGAGTTCCAACAGAGGATAGAGAAAGATAACCTCTAGGCTTTTGGGGTTTGTTAAATCTTTGATTAGATACTAGAGATATACCCTGACCAAGCATAGCACCATTAAGACCATCCCATCCACCCCTTCCTTGAAGAGTCTTGTACATATCTTTTACAAGGGTTTTAATCTCTTTCATTCTTTAATCCTGACTTATGTTTTCTTTTTCTAAATAACTTTTTAAGTTTATTAGGGATAACCTTGAGGCTATACTTGGGTGTCCAAAGCTCTTTAGCCTCAAGGTTTCTAGGTTTAGAAGAGTATTTCTTCATTCTCCCTACTCCCTGCTGTAACTTGAGTAAGCACAGGTGCAGGAGTTGATGAAACAACAGGCTCATCATCATCATCTGGAGCTATATACTCCACATGGTCAATAACTTTTACCCTGTCTAGTCGTGTACCTACAATAGCCTTACGGCTTGTGTCATACACAGACAGTGTAACCTGTATTGTAGAACCGTTGCCAATAGTACCGTCTTCATGGTAATCCCACTTAGTTCCATCAGCCTTAGTTACTACAGGAGCACCACTATCCCAATCTCTGCCAGTATCAAACTTACGTATGAACCTGACCTTAGTTCCTCTACCTTCAGGGTCTACTGAACCCTTCTTCATAGATTTGGAAGCAGATAACTTCTTCATGTTAGCTTCATCAAGTATCATGTCTATGGTACATGCTCCATCATGCTCCTTATAAGCACCCTCAAAACCATCAGTATCACGGTTGTCCTCAAAGACTTTAGCCCACTCACCGATGCCAGTTAATATTACTTTTCTTGTTGCCATTTGCAACCTCCTTGTTTGTTGAAATTTTATTCTAACACGTTTACTATTTACAATGCAAGTACTTTAATGTATTTCTGCATAATTTTTTCCATACTGTACATCAATACCTAACTCTACATTTAACTTAAGCTGTTCATTTAGTTTACCTATAGCCCAACCTAATACATTTGTATGCTGTTCTTCTTCTCCTTTTCTAACTACGTTAATACTTTCGTCGTGGAATTGTCCTACAATGTTTGACCTTCTACTCCTGTAGTAAGCTACCCACTTATCAAAACAGTAAGAGCCTGTACTTTGATTGATAGTAGAGAATGCGTCCTTCTCATACCGTAGGCTATGCCAGAACTTACTAACAGGGTTCTGTATCCACATCTCATTACCTATCTTTCTTATTGGTTGTGATTCAGAGAATGCTTTTACTGACCAGTTTCTAACCCAATATGCATCAAGCAGACGTTTAGCTTGATAAATTTTCATCCCTGTTTCCCTAGATAATTTCTCTGCACCAATACCGTAAGTTGCAGAATAGTTAACCACTTTAAAAACTTTTCTTAGGGGTTTTAAATCTATCTCCCCCCTGTTGTATTTATCAATATCAACCTGTGTTATTTTCTTAGCATGTTTAGCAAGGTCAAGGTGTGGGTCAAAACCTTCTCTTGACATTTCTTCTACATACTCAGGGTCATATGGCTTCATGTAGTGTCTCTTGGTTGTGTCTTCAAGTGAAGTCATATCAGCACCACACAGTACTGTACCCTCTGGTGCAACAAGACAGCTACGTATTTCTTTACCCCAAGGCTTGTCTACACTAGGTAAATTAACTAATGGTTTCTTATGCTTAAACCTAAGTGTGTTTGTCAGTCCATCTATCTCTGCCTTAAGGTAGCCATCTTTCTCACACTCTACAAAACCTTTGAAGATACTTAGTCTGTGTTGCAGTACAGTCAAGCCATCAAGAACTTCTACTGCCGGGTTATCTTCTATCAGTAACCTGACTGACTTGGTTAGCTCACTGTTCTTTCTAACCTGTGGTACTTTCTTTTCCTCTCCTGTTTCTTTGTTCTTATTGTACTTGTAGGTACAGGGTTTCCAACCCAAAGAAAATAACCAATCTTTTACTTGGTCAGTAGAGTTAGGATTAGCTTCCTCTGCACCATCACTGACAGTCACATCTCCATTGTAACCCTCTGGTAAGCCATACTCGTCTAGTAAAGCAAACCATTTCTCACCATGAGAAGATAGAGAACCGTCCTTCTTATGACATACTTTAGGTTTTGTCTTGACCTTAGTTAGTTTGCGTAGTGGCATAACCTGACTTAACTCTGTAATCTTTTCTTCCTGTAGCTTAGTTAATTTATCAACACTAGACTCAGCTAAATTTAAATCTAACTTCCAACCCTGTTGTTCTGCTTCATTGGCACAGTCCATCTTAAACTCCAAGTAACGAAAGAACTTATCTAGTTTTTCTTTAGTGACATAAAGTTTTAGAAATCTCTTTAACAGGTTATCCCATAAAGCCTTTGTTATTCTTACGTCCTGTTCACACCTGTGTGTGTAGTCTTCTTTAGATAGGTTTTCCCAATCATCTATCTTAGGTTTCTCAATACCAAAGTCAGGAAAGAAACTGTCTAAACCATGCTTACTTCTTGTTGGGTTAAGCACCCATGACATAGGTAGTGTATCAAACAATCTCGTTCTAATGTTGATACCTAGTATCTTATTCAGTAGTGGAACATCATAACGTACAATGTTATGACCAACCATACCTTTTGTATTTGTTAGTAACTCTCTCATGTCATCATAGTGATACAAAGTTTTCATATTATCACCATCTAAGTAAGAGAAGCAGTGTATCTTAGTAGCATCTTCTACTAAACCGTTTGCTTCCACATCAAAGATTATCATGCAACCATCCTATCTTCTGTACCCCCTGTGTCCTCAGTAATGAGAGTGGTGGCAGGGTCATAGTATACACTACCTGCCTTACCTAGTTTCGCAAAGGGTCTGTTCTTATCTACAATAAAGTTGGTGGTATTCTGAACTATCTCGTCCTCATTGTCAACATCTCTTTCAATCTTAATACAGATTATAGCTTCTTCCTCAAGAGATGAGGCATACTTGGTACGTCCATCATCATTAACCTGTGATATAAATACTACACCTATGTTCAACTCTTTGGCTAACTGTGCCATTCTAGCTCCAAGTGATGTTAGCACAGACGTAGCACCGTCAACACCAGACTGACTAAGGTAGGCTAGTCTCTGTACGTGGTCAACAAAGATATACTCTGCACCATAGACTGAACAGGCAAGGCGTGTGTACTCTAGGAGTTTAAGAGGGTCATCATGTGACCTCATCTCAAACACTATGGTACGTTCACCCTGAGTAGCTTCAAGTGCAGATGCTATCACCTGCTCCTCACTAATACCATTCTCTATGGCATCATCTTTAGTTCTCACATTAACACCAAGTTTGTATGTAGCCATAGCTCTGTAGGTAGTAGACTTCATCTCTTCCATGTGAAGTAAGGCTATACGTGTGTCAGGATTAGCAAGAAGTCCTGTCTCAAAGTAACGTATCACCTCTGTCTTACCTGTACCCCTTGGTGCTTTCAGGAACGTCAGACCACCCTTAACTATACCCCTAATCTTATCGTCAAGTCCAGAGTGACCTGTCGGTATATAATCATAAGGACTTTCGTTAAGGATAGCCTGTTCAACTTCCTCATCAGAACAGAAGAAGTTGTCAGGGGAGTATCTCTGTGGTTTCAAGGCAGTCCACTTCAGGGCTTCACTCTCACCTGCCATAAGAAACTCGTTAGCGTCCTTGTACTTAGACATGGGTACATAGTACATCTTGGCAGGAAATGCCTCGTAGATTCTTTCTGCACTACGTTTACCTGCATCATCAAGTTCACCTGCATAAATTATCTCTTTGAAAGAATCTAAGTATTTATAATTTTGTTTGACAAACTTCTCGCCAATAGAGGCAGAGGGTAATGACTTCACAAAATACTTCTGTCCAAGTATCTGATATAGACTTGCAGCATCAAACTCACCCTCTGTTATGTAAAGTTTATTAGAGGAGTTGGAGTTGAAGTCAGGTCCAAAGAGATGATTCATACCCACACCCCTGTCCTTTATCCAAGTCTTTGACTTATCGTTGTAGTCTCTGTACTTGACGGTGTGTGGATACTTGTAAGCATAGCGTACAGGCTGACCGTCTGCACCTGTCTGTACCTGTATACCATACAACTTACATACATCTGGGTTAATACCCCTGATGTTATCAAACGTCATACCCTTAACTTCTACATTCATAACATTCACCTTCTGTTTAATAGGATAACTTTCTTTTACCCAACTGTATACACTCAATCTTTTCTTAGAGGGATAGGATTCCCCACAACTATGACAGAACCCATACCCATCATCATTCCAATTAAAAGCATCTGATGAACCACAGTCCTCATATGGACATGCCTGATGTGGGTTGTCACTCATTTTCTCATATCCTTCCTAGTCTCTATCCACTTATCTAAATAAAACTGTGCCTTCTCCATGTCTTGTATAGGCTTACCCTTATACTCATGTCGGTGCTGATACTTAATAACATTACCCCAACACCAATAGGCAAAACCCTCTGGACCTAACACCTGTTTAATATAATCTATACACTCTATACCACCCCTGATAGTGTAGTGAGGTGGGTTGTTTACTGCATCAAACTTCTCTTCCATATTTTCTCCATTACATATTTCACACTCAGGGCAATTCAAATCATCATCAAGAATGCACTTACACATTTCACAAACTTGTACTCCCCACTTAACTAACGCCATTTTAAACTCCTTATTATTAATGTCAAGCTAATTCTTCTTGCACTCTAAAGAATCTTTATGTTTCTTTAAATACTTTAAGGCATTAGATACTCTATCCATACTGTCTTTCAATCCACCAATACCTGTATTACAGTTTCCACAAATCCAACCCCTGAATGTATCTGTATCATGGCAATGATCTAATACCCAAGACTGCAACCTAGACTGTCCTAACTTACCTATTTCGTCCATATCTCTCTCACATATAGGACACTTGTAGTCTTTATCTGGATATGCATTCTCTTGTCTCAGTTTGTAAATTATTTTTTTGTGACCACTCTGGCAAGATTTACAGGTTCTTTTTATTTCACCAGAAAAAACTGCCTGATAGTTTTCTATTGGTTGAACTATACCACAATGTAAACACTCTAGTCCATCATCAAAATTTTTTTGTGTTACTTCCAGTTCAAATAGGGTAAGCTGTTCATGTGTCATCTACTTCTCCCATCTGTAAAATATGTGGTTGTCTATTCTTGATACTCTTGCTTTTGTACTCGCCCAATCAGGGTATACATCAACTGCATGATAGTGTGTTGCACCATCAAGCATGTCAACTGTCTTACCGTCATGGACAGTTACTGCAACCAGTAATGCCTTTGCCCAAGCCTTGTCATCTTTTGGTTCATCACGTAACCCATCACAGTACCATGAGAACTGGCACTTGTGCTTTACAGGTAGGGTACTACCTGAATGTGTTACCCCCTGTGTAACCACATCACAGACGTTATCAGGGTATCTTCTGTCATTTACCCTGTTGATGACTACCTGTGCCACAGCAATTTGTCCTGCTGTAGATTGTGATCTAGCTTCCC